TTCTTCGGCGTGGGTGGCGAGCCGTTCAAGATAAGGCAGATAAGGCGGCTGTGTCGTGAGTTTCATTTCAATGTGCAATTAGTAATTGAGTAAAAAGAGTATGAGTAAGGAAAGACGGATAAAGAAAGTATATATCGCAGGAAAGATAGGTGAAGATATTCTTAGCGATACAACTCGCAAGAAATTTGCAGAGGCAGAAGCGTGGTTGAAAGCAAAAGGATATAAAGTGTTTAATCCGACTCAAAGCGGGCTTGGCATCATGGCAGAGAACTACGCAAAGGCATGTGGCACGAACTTCTATGAAGAGATACTTCTTCTTGACATTATGCAACTGAAACGGTGTGATATCATCTGTCTGCTTCCTGACTGGCACGAAAGCCCAGGTGCCTTGGCAGAGTATTACTTCGCTATGGCAATAGGTAAGAAAATAAAACAGATTACAATGCTTGGAAATAAAATAGTAGATTGGATATGAGCAAGGAAAAACGAATAATCGAAATCACCCCCGGGCTGATGAGCCCAGGAGGGCGCATGGGAGAGCGCTTTATGAGTCGTGGGCACGTGTGCACCTATTGCCAAGGCAACGGCTATTTTTGGCAGGAAAACTGCTATCGTGAACGCTACAAGCAAGGATGCCCCGTGTGTAGAGGCTGCGGACGGCTTAATGCCGTGGTAACGATTGAGTGGAAAGCAGAAGACAGATAAAACATAACAGACAAAACGAATATGACACAATTAAGACATTATTCAATGATACCGCACGACAAGCCCGAGT